TCACCCAGTTTTTGAATCGATAACCACCCAATCTTTACCTCTGTCATCATTGTATTCGTCAGTTTGTTTACGAGACTTATGACCCAATAATTTCTGCGTGTCTATTCCTTGAGCCCTGTATAAACGCTCAGAGAGAGAACGTTGTTCATGGAAGGTTGGGGCGGTTCCTTTTTCCCATTTTATTCCGCAGTTGTTCCTGGCCTTTTTAAAGGTTGTGGTTAAGCTGCTCGATGAGACGCAATCACCTCTTGTGGACTGCGAGGTAGAGTGACGGAAATGAACAAGATATTTGCTCACTACAGCATCACGACATTTAGAAACAACATCTCTTAAGGATAGCCCCAATACATCACATCTCAGAGTTAAGGGGATAGCTAAACGAGATCCTGTTTTTTCTTGTTCTACGTGAAGCATGTCGTCCCAAATATCGGAGAATTTCATTTTACATATATCCCCCAACCGTTGACCCGTAACTAAAGCTAACAGCATGCCAGTTTGTAAATATGGTTGCTGATGTTCCGCAGCCTCATAAATTTTCACCCATTCATCAAATGATAATCGATGTCGGGTAACTTTATGTCTTGGTTGCCTGGTCGCCATCGCCGGGTTGTAGCCTGGCGGAACGTGCCCGGAATGTTGAGCCTCTTTGAAAACATCAATTAATACCATGCGAACAACTTGAGCCATTCTGTTGTGGCCTTCGCTCTTTATTGCATCAGTGATTTCAGATATATCAAGAGTTGTAATATCTTTAAGGTGCTGCATTCCACAGTGCTCTCTAAACAAGCGCAATGGCTTATTTTTTTGCAGAAAAGAGTTTGGCCGTAATTCATTATTTTTTACTCTTTCCTCCTGAATGGCAGTGTATTTATCAATCCATTCGGTAACGGTGATGTCTGTTCTTTTCCCTTTCATTCTGGCCAATCGGTCATTAACACTGAGGATTTGCCGGGTACGCTGTTCGGCAATGATTGTGTTTGCTTCTGTAGCAACTTGTTTAGCTTCGGCCTCATCGGTACCCAAGCTGTGGAAACGGCCAGATAGAGGATGCTTATATTGCCAGTAAATCTTCCCTGTCCTCTTATCGAGCTTGCAGTAAAGATTTGGTATTGAGATTTTATGAGTCCGCGGTCTAGCAGCCATCAGAAATTATCCGTTTTAATCTGGGATTAGAATTTACAGGAAGAACAGGTTCGGCCATCGTGCCAACGTAACGGGCCTCGCGATCCACCATCCAGCATCGACCAACCTTAACAGCTGGTGGCGCTATCATTTTTCCCTTGGCATATTTTTTTAATACACGCTCGCTGGGGGCCTGATCACCAAACTCTTCCTTAGCCCAGTCGGTTAAAGACATCATGCGCGACATAATTTCCCCACTTTACCGGCTGCACCCGGTCACTCTTTGAAAATACAGGTCCCGCAACCATTGCGGAACCAGTCACAACAACTACCACATCGGTTTACTTTTTTATTTTCGGATCCTCCTGCTGCGGTGCTGCTTTCACCATCGCCGCCCAGCACCATTTGGCACGCAGTGCAGCCTGCTCACATCCGCTCATAGCCTCATATGCCTCACATGCATCCGGGTCGCGAAACTCTTCGCGTAGCTCTGCCTCAAAGCCGTTAATAATCATGTCCTCTGTTGGAATGATCGGCACCAGTGCATAACCATCCGGCACTACCGGTGCCAGTGCCGAGGTAATATCACGAGTACGGCGAAGCTCCAGAACAGCAACCTGAACAGCATAAGCGAAGTTGGCAGAAGGGAAATTGCGATCAGCTTCAGCATCACGCTGCATACGAACTGCAACAGTCATCAATTCGTCCAGTTGTTCGCCGGTCATTGGTTTACTGGTTGTCATGATTCGCCTCTTGCTGAAGTTTGTGCTGCTTAACGAAGTGGGCCACAGCCTTTGACTGGCTGGTGACTACACCGTTGAGATTCACATTTTTGCCGCGATAGATTGGAGCCGACCCGATTTCTTCTCCACCGAGGGAAACGTAAAGGATTTTCCCGCGCACCTCAGCGTAAGGGATTGGCTGAGACAGGCGATAGGTTTCTCGTGCCTCAGCAATCGCTTTGTATTCGTCGATAATGGACAGAGCCTCAGCCAGTGCCGCACCCTGGATAGTGAAAACACCTTCGTCACTGATCTCTGCCTGGGCCATCAGTTCAACAAAACGACGCGCATTCCTGATGCTGATTTCTGGAGCGATAGCGCTGCGGGTAACCTTTGTTTTACCTTGGGCAGCTGCTACAGCTTTATCGTGCTGCAGCACCTCGCCAGCCTTTTCGCCGTACTCTCTTACGCGATCGACTGCAACATCCACTGAGACGGCCCCGGATTTCACTTCCTGCTGAACGTCATAATTTGCGGTGCTGAGCGTCAGTAATTTTTCAACCGTACCGACTGACTTGTTGACCAGCTTTGCGATCTCGTTGGTGGTCTGGTTAAAGGCGTTATGCAACTCCTGAATAACCGCAGCCTGCTCAATATCAGAAAGTGACAGTTGGTTATTGCTGGTCATGATGCGAGCGAGGCGCTGAACATCGTTACCGTTGAACGGCATGATGTGGATTCGGTCGGCGGGTTTACCCGCGGCTCGGCAGCGCTCATAGCAGCGGCGACGGCGATGTCCTTCAACGACCCAAACACCACCTTCATCACGTGCGATAACTTCCAATGGAGGAACCGAACCACCATTCATCAGATAGGTAAACAGTTCGTCGTCTGCCTGGATGGTGCGTTCATCGTCGTCATGACGCTTGTTGAAACCTGCGCGAACGTGGATATCGTCGAGGCTGATGAACATCCCGGTATCAGTGCGCTTGATAGTCCCATCGCGGGACATCTGCTTGAATGAGTTAGCCATTAGAGAGCCACCTCGTTATTTACACAAACGGCAACAGAGGGCAGTTCACATAATTCCCGCTGTGCTTCCAGTAGGTGCATATTGGTTGGTGTTTTGGTGAACCGCTCTTCGAGGCGATCACACTCTCTAGCCCAGCTTGTTACGTCATCACGAAGAGTAGCGTTCTGTGTGGCCAGCTCTTTGCGCTGTGCCATCGCTTCACAAAGAGCGACACTGGTATAGTCCAGTCGGTTAGCCAGTTCGGTCATGATCCCGCGATAAGCCGGGGGAAGGAGAGGGGCTGCTTGACGGGCAGCATCGATCAATTGTTCTCTGGTCCTGCGTGGTTTTAACTGGGTAATGGTCTGTTTATAGGTCATGGATAGTTTCTCCGTGTAATATGCGCCCTGCACAGCGCGAAAATTCAAAAATATAACTAAAGATATTTCTATGTTTACCGATTATATTTTTGAATTGTTTTGTTGTTTAAAGCATCAATTAAGGAGACGTTTGTGGCTAAAGAAAAACTTGAAATACCTTTTGAGGGAAATGATCAATACTATGAAGGCATTCGTGGTCTAATGATTAGTTCTATGTGTTCAGTACCAGGCGTTATCCTTTATGCTGCATTGTTGGGAAAGTTAACATGGAGTAATTTTAGCTTGGATACAATTACCATATTGCTCGGCTGGGCACTCGTATGTTTTTTTCTATGGATTGTGTCTTTCAAAAGAACTAATAGAGTATTGATTTCTTTTACTGATCCTACACCTCGGCCAAGGGTGGCGGGTTTTTTCTTAATTCTCCTCTACATTGTTATTGGAACCTTTTGTGCTCTGATGTTCGATACATTGACGATGTTAGACGACCCCCTAACTACTATTGAGGGTTTTTGGAAAACATTTAAAGCATTTCTTATTACTGCGGGATGTCTATTTACTTTCCTGTTAATTTTCAGTAATTACGCAGTAAATAAGGTTTCCCCATTAAAAGCTTAAAATAGCTAATTATTAAAGAGCTAAGCGTCCTTGGGCGCTTTTTTATTGAACACATCCTCGTCTCTTCCGAGGAGTCACACCTAACCGCCACGCTGGTGAAGCGACCCTGGCATAGTTCGTGCCTGGCTTGCACATTCCGGCTTCCCGGCATGGAAAGTAGCAACAAAGGAACCCTGCCGGACCGCTGCGACACATGTGCCATATGCCGATGAGTTTAAGATAATCATAAATTGCGAATGGCGCAAGTATAAAAATGCATATCACGCAAATTTAGGCGCAAAAAAAGACCTCAAGTGAGGTCTGATTCTATGAGGGAACTTTCTAACCGTGGCGTTTAAAGGACTGAGATTGACTGATTAAAACCTTTCCGTAGATGTGAAATCTATGCTCGTTATCCTTCGTAATGTTCCATTCTCTGTACATAGGGTTATCGGAGATAACCAGCAGCTGGTCTGGGATCATCTGAAGACGCTTAACGTAAACTTTACCGTCGAACCCAAAAACGTAGATGCCATCGCCATCAAATTCATTAACGTTTACATCAACAAAGATTAGGTCACCAGGTTCAATGGTAGAAGCCATGCTATCGCCACGAACGTTGATGACCTTGACTCCTGATGACGTTCTGCCACCAAACATGGCTAATGCCTGGTCATTGCTGTATTCGATAGCATGGATAACATCTATGACATCGCTACCCTGAATATGTCCTGCCCCGGCGCTTGCGCTCACATCAAGTACCTCGACTCTAAATACATCAGCGACTTTGAGTGCTGGCGTATCGCTTCCACTGTTTATATATACAGTAGACTTATTTTCAGCAGAGGTAAATAGGTCAGGTACACTGACGCTTAATGCTTGAGCAAGTCGGTTAAGTGTTTGTTCTGAAAACTGCTTTTGCTTACCCGTTTCAAGGCGGGAAATATTGGCAGCATCAACCCCCACAGCCTCTGCAAGCTCTGCGATTTTTAAATTCTTCGCCAGGCGAAGTTGTCGTATGCGAGATCCTATATTCATGCGCCCATTACATGTTGTTTTTGCGTCTCATGCAAAGCAACTTGCGCAATCTGCTAGCATGCAATAAAATGCGCGTTACGCAAATAAAGGAGGTAATATGCAATCACCATTAAGAAAATTGCGTAAATCGCATGGTATGACCTTGTTGCATGTTGCGACTGGCGTACAGGTTGACCCGGCAACGTTGAGCCGCATTGAAAGATGCGAGCAAGTCCCCTCTGTAGAGCTGGCTGAACGTCTGGCCACATTCTTTAAAGGGGAGATCAGCGAGTTGCACATTTTATACCCGAGTCGCTATCAAGCATCTGACGACATTGCAGGCAAGGGTAATCGTAATGCGAAAGCAGCAATCTAATAACTACCAAAGGAAAAACAAAATGGTAGACAGCATAAACACAGCGATTCGCCTGATGTGTAAGGCACATAAAAAAGGTCGTGTCGGCATGGCAACCGATCTAGGCATGACCATCGATCAGTTTCACAACCACATGTATCAGAAGTGCAATAGTCGTTTTTTTACCTTTGCTGAAATCGAAAAGATGCAGTCAATTTCGAACACCTCTCATCTGGCTGAGTACTTTGCAGCACGCTGCGGGAAACTGCTGGTGGACATTCCGGCCCCCGATAGCATCGATAACGTCGATTTGTATGAGATCGATATGAAGGCGACAGCAGTTGCTGGTGAGCTGGCTTACGCGAAGATGGCTGCGGTAGCTGATGGAGTGATTGATACGAAAGAACACAAGACCCTGTCTGATTTGTTCAACAAGAAACTGCGTCACCAGATTCATGGCTTCTTAGGATTTATGGCTCTGTACGGGGCAGGAATATCGGATCAGGCAGTAGAAGTATTTGTTTCAACCGGCAGAAAAGGTGACGCCCCGAGTGTGCAGCTCGAGGCGTCTGGTGCGCCGGTTCTTTAAGTGGAGAAACTAACGCATGAACAGTTTAAACCGATTCAGGCCAGCTAAGCAATTTAGATGCCTTCCGCTGGTGGGTAAGAGCGTCCCGTTCGGCTATGTGGAAATAGTACCTGGGGAGAACGGAGACAACAACTACCAGCCATGTGCAGGAATGGTAGCCGCATTTGCTCTGATGAACGAGAAGGGTCGCGAAGAATGGCTGAAGTTGACCGCAGGTTCAGAGACCAACGAGGTATCCCGGTACGGGTTATCCGGTGGGAGCCAGATTCCCGACGCGTTATATACCTTCGCGAAGGTTACGAACATGAGTGCTTCAGCCCTCTTGAGCAATTCCAGCGCAAATTTACAGAGTTAAAGGACTGCCATGAGCCTGTTAATGCCATCCCGGCCGATAGTGATTAACCCTGACCTTGCATACAGCATTGGCCTGAACGAGGCCATTGCGTTGCAGCAGGTGAATTACTGGCTGAAAGAGACAAATTCCGGTCTGGAACGTGACGGTGTGCGCTGGATTTACAACACGAACGAGCAGTGGCTGGAGCAGTTCCCGTTCTGGTCCGAGTCTACCCTGAAGCGCACCTTCACCCGCCTGAAGACCCTCGGGGTGCTCAAAATTGAGCAACTGAACAAGTCTCAGCGCGACATGACTAACTACTACACGATTAACTATGAAAGTGAGCTTTTAGATGAGGTCAAAGTGACCAAATCGAAGAGTTCAAAATGCACTCGTCCATCAGGTCAAAATGAACTAATGGAAGAGGTCAAAGTGGAACGCTCCATCGGGTCAAAACGAACCGCTGTCATCAGGTCAAAATGGCCTGATGTTCTTACAGAGAATACAACAGAGAATACTACAGATATTAAAAACCCTTCTTGTCCGGTTGCTGAGCAACCCGACCGTGATGTGGTTATCACTGACCAGGCCAAACAGGTCTTAACTCATCTCAACCAGGTGACAAACTCACGCTATCAGGTATCGACCACATCGTTGCAAAACATCAGGGCCCGTATCGGCGAGGGTTACACCGTGGAAGAGCTGAAACTGGTGGTGGACTATTCAAACTCCAAGTGGGCCGACGATCTGAAAATGGCCGCCTATCTGCGCCCACAAACACTGTTCCAGCCGAACAAATTTCCCGGCTACCTGAAATCTGCAGGGAACTGGTCAAACGCTGGCAGGCCTGCACGCATAAACGGCGAATGGGCCCGTGAAGATGGCATTTTCAAATCCAGTTTTCAGAACACAGATTACAGCAAGATCCCTGATGGTTTCAGAGGGGCTGAATCATGAGCCCTTCAGCCTACTACAACGAAATCGACCCGTTCGCTGCGCAATGGCTGCGTAACCTGATCGCCGGCGGTCATATTGCCCCGGGCGAAGTTGACGAAAGGAGTATTGAAGATGTCACACCTGACGACCTGCGAGGATTCACGCAGTGCCACTTCTTCGCCGGAATTGGCGTCTGGTCTCATTCCCTGCGCCTCGCTGGATGGCCTGATGATAAATCAGTCTGGACAGGCTCCTGCCCGTGCCAGCCTTTCAGCGCGGCAGGCAAAGGAGATGGGTTTGCTGACGAGCGGCACCTATGGCCCCACTTCTTCCACCTCATCAGCGAGCGCAGACCTAAGCATGTCTTTGGCGAACAGGTTGCAGCTGGTAACGCAAACACATGGTTCGACCTTGTACAGGCTGACTTGGAAGGAATGGGATACGCCTTCGGGCTTGTGCCGTTTGCGGCAGCGGGCGTCGGTGCGCCGCACATTAGAGAGCGGGCCTACTGGGTGGCCAACGCCAGTAGCGAATACGAATCCGCAGCCAGAGACGAAACGTGGATTGCAGCACGTCTCCGGAGCTGCGCGATTGACGGGATGGACGACTCCAAGCCATTCGGATGGAACTCGGGGCGGTACGGGGATAACACCCAATATGACCGGAAGCAGCCTTACGCAGCTGGTGAAAGCAACTGGCCCCTTGAGGTTAACGGTTTTTGGCGAGATGCGGACTGGCTCTTATGTCGAGATGGAAAATGGCGTCCAGTTGAACCCGGCACATTCCCGTTGGCTGATGGGGCTGCCGCACGCCTGGGACGAGTCGAGCCCGGGGTGGCAAGAGTGGCAAGCAGCAACCGTGTCGGCCGACTCAAAGGTTACGGCAACGCCATAAACGCACAGGCTGCAGCTGAGTTCATCCGAGCCTATATGGGGGTGGCATGAACCAGTCCGTCGAGAATGCCATTCATGCAGAGGCAAAGCGCTGCAGTGAAGCGATCAAATCAGCGATGAACGCCAAACCACGGCCAAAATTCGTCAGTGTCATTGGACGCCTTAACGGGCGCTATGGAGTGGACTCATGAACCATTTAACGCCCCGTCAAAGTGAAGTTCTGGATGCAATCGTGCTCTACAAGGATAGAACCGGATTCCCGCCGACGATTCTGGAGCTTGCCGGTTTAATTGGCTGTGCATCACCTAATGCTGCTGCGGATCATGTGAAGGCGCTTAAGAAAAAAGGGTACATCTCACTTGCTCCTGGCGCTGCCAGGGGGATTACCGTAGTCAAAACGGAATGGGATGTAGAACCTGTAACGATCATTAAAGAGCTGCTATCCGGTGGTGAAAATGCAAGAAATAACGCTGTGGAATGGCTGAAAAAGCGGGGAGTGACGTTATGAAACTTGTTCTCCCGTTCCCACCGAGCGTAAACACCTACTGGCGATCCCCGAACAAGGGACCACTGAAAGGCCGTCACCTCATTAGCGCAAAGGGCAGGGCATACCAGAGTGCAGCTTGTTCGGCTATTGTCGATCAGCTGCGCCGCCTGCCAAAACCCTCCACCGCACCGGCGGCAGTGGAGATCCTTCTCTTTCCACCAGATGCGCGTCGCCGCGACATCGATAACTACAACAAAGCGTTGTTCGATGCGCTAACGCATGCTGGTGTCTGGGAGGACGATAGCCAGGTTAAACGCATGCTGGTGGAGTGGGGGCCTCAGATTCCCGGCGGTAAGGTTGAAATATCAATCACGACCCATGACAAGAAGATGGAGCTGAGAGCGTGAGGGCACTACTTACACCTGAAATCGCGCCTATTGCCGGGGTGGTCATCTTTCGCCCCGGAACTGATTTGCTCTGGCTATTCCGTCAGGGTAGGGTGGTGATTGAAAAACCATCCGACGCGATACAGCATCTACCGTCTGGCCTTCTTCCTAAGTCGTATCAGCCACTGACACATGATGACAGTATGCAGGTTGTTTTTGAGAACGAGCGCGTTATTCAGCGTGCTGGTGGCCTGAATGGTCTGGATGCCTGGCTGGAGAGAAAATATGAATGTCAGTGGCCGCATGAAGAATGGCATTCCCATGATTTTACAGTGATGCGCCACGCTCCCGGAAGCATACGTCTGTGCTGGGGTTGCGATAACAATCTGCGCGATCAAACCACTGAAAGACTCGCAGGAATTGCACGTGAAAACCTGGTATCCTGGCTACTGGCAACCGTAAGCGGTCAACTTGGTTTCAGTGAAGGCCATGTGCTGACACTTCCGGAGTTCTGCTGGTGGATGGTGAGGAATGGACTTGCAGATGTTATCCCGGAAAAGCTGGCGGCGAAAGCTCTGAAGATTGAGCCCGAACCCATCCAGTCGGTAATGCGCGAAAGTGACATCGCGCCATCGGTACCGGCGGCAGAGCTGCTGCAGGAGAAAGCCAAAAAGATTGTGACAATGAAGGTTGATCCGGATAGCCCTGAATCCTTCATGCTCAGACCTAAGCGACATCGCTGGGAGAATGAGAAGTACACCCGCTGGGTAAAGTCGCAGCACTGCATGTGCTGCAACAAACCAGCAGACGATCCCCACCACCTTATAGGCCACGGGCAAGGTGGAATGGGTACCAAAGCGCACGACCTGTTTGTGATACCTCTGTGCAGAGAGCATCACGACGAGTTGCACGCTAGCCCTGTGGCATTTGAAGCGAAATACGGCGACCAGTTAGCGCTACTGTTTCGGTTTTTAGATCGTGCGCTGGCAATCGGCGTATTAGCATGAAAAGTGGAGAAAACATGCGTGATATTCAGATGGTTTTAGAACGCTGGGGCGGTTGGGCTGCGAGTGATAACTCTGGGGTTGATTACTCACCCATCGCTGCAGGTTTTAAAGGACTTATTCCCCACACCAATAAAACTCGCCTGTCTTGTTCAGACGATGACGCCTTAGTCATTGAAGGCTGCCTGGCTCGTTTGCAGAAGAAAAAAACCTATGAGCATTCATTACTAGTTGCACATTATTTATACGGAATTTCAAAGCGAAAGTTAGCTAAGGCGCGTAAGAAAGATGAGAAAATTATTCGCATTGAGATTCAGATGGCTGAAGGATTTATTGATGGTTGCCTCAGCATGCTGGATGTGAGTCTGGACATGGATGATTAATTTTGCTTAAGCGGCAAATTGCCGCTTAAATATCTTAGTAACTATTTTTTTTCAACAGGCAATGATGATCCTTCTGCTCTTTCCATGGAGTGTACTCTTACAAATTTCCCGTTTGGCATTCTCCTGAACATTGTCTTTTCCTTTCCGGTGCTGGCCTTGGTGATGGTTACTTCCTCAGCAATTTCAAGGTCTTGTTCATTGTTTATTAATTTTGCTGCAGCCTTGTTCTTTATGAAAACCTCATCTTCAAGCTTTCTAATTTTGTGCGTTAAAGATCGTGTGTTATCTAAAATTTCTGAAAGGATTTCTTTTTCAGAGCGTGGAGGAATTACTTCACCTATCGGGTTATCCAATTTCGCTTGTGCAAAATCCGCTTCAAACTGCGGCCAATATGTTTCAAATACTTTTTCGAGTATTTTTTCATCGAGTGGATTGTCTGTAATACAGGCGTTAATTGTTCGCGTTAAATTCCATAGCCCTGACTTCTCAGGAAGAGTGTGGTTGAATTGTGCTAGAGGATCTTGCAAATCGGACGGTTTTAAATCTATTAAAAATGTACAAACTCTGTTAGAAGTTAAACCCTTTGCCAAAGCACCAGTTTCGAATAAAATCCAAGGCTTGTCTTTGTTTTCTTGTGTTATAAAGATAACTCCAACCGATACATCTCTTAAATTGTCATTTATTTCAGAAAACCAAATGGCACCACGGTCAATATCCCTCGTCGAAATCCAAGGCTGTGAAGCTTGTATGACGCACTTCAACCATTCGCTGAATAATTCAGCGACCGCTCTACTACGATTTCCAGACCAACTAACAAAAATTTTCACTTTAGTCTCAACCTTTTAACTAAGAAAATCATAATGTAGGTAATCTAACTCTGTTTCGATAAAAAATCTCTACCGCGGTCCGCATTTTTTTATTTAATCTGTTAAGAGTGGTTTCTACGCCACGGACTTAAAACGATATCTAGGCCTCATTTTGCTGGGGCTTACTGCATTAAAGGGCTGCCTTCGGGTGGCCCTTTTTGTTTCCCCTCATTTCTGAGAGGACTCACGGCAATTAGAGGGAGCTAAATGTCCGATCCGATTTCCGGCACTGGGTTGACCGGTGGTGCTTTGTCGTTTCTGGAGGGTGAGGGTATGTGACAGCCAAACGGATAGACCGCAGCCGAAAGGCATGCAGCAGTCATGATGCTGCCCCGAGTCGCGTAATGGCGAGCCTGTGTAGTGATGGGTAAGGGTTCATAGATTAAAACTAGCTCCGGTAGAGCAGCGCGAACGCCAGACGCGCACCGGTTATCAGCGGCAATGAAGCGACAGCACCTCAAGGGCATGAGCGTGGCCACTCCGGGATGTGGCAAAGAATTTATAGAGGCTCGCATATGTGGGCCTTTTTCTATTTCAGGCTCCGGGAATCAACATCAGATGGCTTCGTTGTTAAATGCAGCCCGAGGGCCTGACCCTATACACACGGAATAATTATGTCTGAGACCTTCACTATCGTAGGCGTTGGTCTTACATCGTCTTCAGTCGGTGTAACCTTTGCCACGCTGTTTCCGGAGGCGACTCCTGCAGTGATGCTCGGATCGCTTGCCGGAACCGCGTTATACGTTCTGACCTCAGATCCCCATCAACTCTGGAAGCAGGCTATCTTTGCGCTGATATCGTTTATCAGTGGCGTGTTCTTCTCCGTGCCCATGGCGAAAATCATGGCCGGAATTATTAACACGCCATTAAGCCTGATGAAGCCACCGGCCAGCATCGAGGTATCCCCAGCTGTCGGCGCTATAGTTACCGCTTCCATTTCCGTGGCAGTCCTGCTGCGCATTCTTCGCAAGTCCAAAAGCGGGAAGATGCCAGGGCTGGGGGAGGAAGATAAATGACATGGCAACTTCTTCTGATGAATGCAAACGCCATAGTTTGCCTGTTAATCATGGTCAGGCTGATGTTTTTCCGGAAAGAGGGGAAGCGTCATCGCCTGAGTGTCGCCGTGCTGGCCTACCTGGTCATCCTTGCCGCCGGATTCAACGCCTTCAACATTCTTCTCGGCCATTACGTACAGGTTAATCTCGGCGATCTGCTTCTGAACTCCGTCATCTGCATGGCGGTATGGCTGGCGCGTGGAAATCTGGCTAAGGTCGTTATCTCGGAGTAAATCATGCAAGCTCTCAATGCACAGCGAAAAGCCTTCCTGGACATGCTCGCATGGTCAGAGGGAACCGATAAACCGGGTCAGCCAACAAAGAACCATGGCTATGATGTGATTGTGGGCGGTTCGCTATTCACGAGCTACGCAGATCACCCTCGCAAACTGATCACACTTAACCCTAGGCTGAAATCTACGGCTGCCGGCCGCTACCAGCTGCTTTCTCGCTACTGGGATGCTTATCGGTCGCAGCTTGGCCTCAGGGATTTCTCCCCGGCCAGCCAGGACGCGGTGGCATTGCAGCAGATTAAAGAACGCCGCGCCCTGCAGCTCATCGACGAAGGCTATATCCGTCAGGCCATTGACCGCTGCAGCAACATCTGGGCATCGTTGCCCGGCGCAGGTTATGGCCAGCATGAGCACAAGATTGAAAACCTCCTGAAGAAATTCAAAGAGGCTGGTGGTTATGTAGCAGAGCCAAAATCATGATCGGCGCAGTTATGAAGAGGCTGTGGCTGCCTATTGTGGTGATAGTGCTGCTGGGTTCATTGGTATGGGCTGTTAATCACTATCGCGACAACGCCATCACCTACAAAGAGCAGCGCGACAAGGCAACTGAGAATCTCAGCCTTGCGAACGATACTATTGACGACATGAAGGTGCGCCAGCGTAATGTCGCTGCGCTGGATGCCAAATACACGAAGGATTTAGCCGATGCGAAAAAGCAGCTTTATGATCTGCAGCGTTGCGTTAGCGCTGGTAAGTGTGGGCTGCGTATCAACGCCCAGTGTACCGCGAACGGAAAGGCCAGCTCCACCGGCCTGGATGATGCGACCAGCCCCCGACTTACTGACGCCGCTGAACGGGATTATTTCACCATCCGTGAGCGAATCGAAATCGCTGGAAAACAAATAGCAGGATTGCAGCAGTACATCCGAGAGCAATGTTTGAAGTAAGATGTTCCTTTTCGTATATAAAAGGGATTGTATGGACTCAGATTTCATTGCTTTAGAAACCATGATAGCTGCTCAAGAAACGGCAAGATGGACTCTTTGGATGATGTATGCTACTTGGGCATCTGGATTCGCAACATTTTCTGCGGTTGTCGTTTCTCTATACTTAGCAAATAGAAAACCAGTATCCACAATCAAAGCCACCTGCAACACTGCGCTTATTTCTCCTGGGCAGGGTATTAGCATGATGGGTCTTAGTTTAAATGTGGCTAATATTGGCGTTTTCCCAGTGGTGATAAGCTCGATTACTTGGGTGTGCGGTGGCACCAGAACGTTTACAATGTTGTTTAACTCATCTGTTTCGCAAAAACTTCCAAAAAAGTTAGAACATGGTGAATCATCTATGTTCTTCATAGAATTCAAAGATTTTGTTGAGTGGAAGAAAGAGCTATTAGAGTTAATCGAACAATCAGGCGGTAAAATTAGTAAATTGAAGTACGTTATAACACTAGGTACTGGTCAGGAAATTACTTTCAAACCTGACAAAGAACTCATCAAAACCCTTAAGTCCTAAGTGTTATTTCTTCTTAGAAACGCCATAACAATGGTTCATGTGTAAGCTCCTACTGCCGCCATCTTATTCGAGCCACTGGCATCTGCTGGTGGCTTTTTTATGCGCATCGCACGCGCACATCTAAGAAAGTCTTTCAGCTGTGAGCTTGGGCAAACCGTTAACTTTCGGCGGCTTTGCCGTGCGACAGGCTCATGCCTAAAAGGATAATAATATGCAGGTCACTATTGATGGTGTCCCGTTTGTGCCTGCCTGCGCTTCAGCGTCGCGTATGGGCATTGCCATTACTACCCACAACCGACCAGACGTTTTAAAGCGTGCCATAGAACAGCAAATGAAGCACCTGCCAGCCGGTGCGCTGGCGGTGGTTATGGATGATGGTTCAAAACCTGCAGCGGTTGTGCCGATAAGCGCTAACTTGACCGCAAATACACCATTCCCCGGAATCGTTGCTCCATTCACGTGGCAGACAAGTCAGTAATCAAACGCTAAGCTTTTTACGGCTCTGCGGCAATGCAATCAGGGTGAGGTGTGGATTAGGCGAAAAGAAGTGTTTCCAACTGAAGCTTACATAACCAGTGATGAAGAATGATAATTTGCGTGGCGAGTGAAACAATTTTAATAGCAGTACTCAGTAGTTTTTCGATATTCATAGAACCTCTCTTAGTTAGGTGAAATCGAGAGCAGACATTGACTTCTATTGTGTTACCTATATTGGGTGACGAATCACCTGAGAGCTTCTGTTTCCTGTAAGAGACAAATTTCCTATCCCCTACAGCGGATAATCAAGCAAATATCCTCAGTAAGGGATAGGCGTTACAGCAGGCATTCACTAACTATGTGTGACAATGCTAATCTTGCTGTGCAAAAACACAGCAAGGAAATGCGCATGAATGAAGAAATGACAATTAGCAAACTGTATGAAATCGGGAAATCATACTTTCCTGACGGACATTTTCGAGTGGAGGTATGGGATCTCGGTGTTCGTTTTGTGCATATGACTACCGAAAATAAAGAGGGAAAGACGGCTTTCCTTCAGGCTGATCTTAAGACTCTTACATCTAGCGCAGTTCGCGGCTTCTTGGATGCTGAAACACGAGGCTAGATTTCCTTTTAATCCGGTACAGATAATCCCACCAAAGCCCTGCACCAGCGGGGCTTTTTTATACGCATAGTACGCGTTTTAAAGAAAGCTGATCCGTCTTGGGCCACCTGCTGTTGCTGGTGGTTTTTTATTGGAGTGAATATGGCATCCAGTTCACCCTGGCACCGACTCTATAACACGAAGCGGTGGTACAGGCTCCGCTATCACCAGTTGCAAAAACAGCCACTCTGCGAGTTTCATCTCAAGCGAAATCATGTGATAGCCGCAACGGTTGTTGATCACATCAAACCACACAAGGGTGATAAGACGTTATTTCATGACCCGGGAAACTTGCAAAGTTTATGCAAACGCTGCCACGACTCGGTTAAGCAACGTATGGAGAAAGGCGGCTCGGTAACCGAGTTCGACAATGATGGCCGGGTTATCTGGTAACAGGAGTATGCAATGCAAGACATGAAGATTGAATACCGGGACGGCAAGCTGGTTGAACTGAGCATTGATGGCATCTGCTTCATGTCAGTTATAGCGATCAGTCTTAGCCATGAGGTGGGCAAGACGCTGCCAGTGGTCAACCTGACCATCCCTCTCGGTGTCGGCAAGCGATTAGCGCCTGCCAGCCCCGACCCTCAAAACCTGCGCATCATTGAGAAATGAGATAGGTTCTCATTTACATCACATGATAGCCGGGGGGAGGGTAAAACTCTGGCGGCAGAATCTTAAAGACCGCGCTCCCAGTTTCATTTTTAAAAACGTCCAGAAAAAAAGGAAAAACGCGATGGCACAGCGAGGCAGAAAGTCTCTGGCTGCGACGTCTGCTGTCTCGCTGCCAGCACTGGCTGAAAGCAGGCTACAACCGTCCATCCATCTGAGCGATCCGGAGATAAACGTCTGGGTCCGGCTGGTCAATGACAACCCGGCCAGCTCATTTACCGAAACGCACCGCGATATGCTGGAAATGTACTGCCGACATGTGGTGCAGGCGCGGCTGTTAACCACCCAGATTGAAGAGTTCGAGCTGGAGTGGCTGGCCCGGGATGATGGACTGAAGCGCTACGACAAATTGCTCACCATGCGCGAGCGCGAAGTGCGCTCTGCTTCCTCACTGGCGACGCGGCTGCGGATCACCCGGCAGGCGACTGCCGATCCCAAAACGGTAGGCCGTGCCAACAACAATCTGCCACGGGAGAGAAAACCCTGGGAAATTGAATAAGGCTCTTCGATGGCTAAAAAAACTTTGACAAGAGCCGAGAGGAATATCCTCTGGTGCGAAAGAAATATCGTTATTCCTGAAGGTAAGTTTGTTGGCCAGCCCCTGAAAATGGCTGAGTTCATGAAGGACGATTTCATGGCCATTTTCGACAACAGGCATGGCACACGTCGCGCAATCATCAGCCGCGGGCGCAAAAACGCCAAAACTGTTGAAACCGCTATGTTGATGCTGCTCTACCTGGTGGGGCCGGAGGCGGCGCCGAACTCGCAGCTGTATTCTGCCGCACGCTCGCGTGACCAGGCGGCCATTCTGTTTAACCTGGCCTCAAAAATGTGCCGGATGAATCCGGTGCTCATGCAGTACGTGGCGATCAAGGATTCAGCAAAAGAAATTCACTGCCCTGAACTGGGTTCTTATTACCGCGCACTGAGCGCCGAAGCCACCACGGCCTACGGTTTCTCGCCGCGATTTGTCGCCCACGATGAGCTGGGGCAGGTTCGCGGGCCGCGCGACCCGCTTTATGAAGCGCTGGAAACGGCGACCGCTGCTCAGGATAACCCTATCTCGGTAATCATCAGCACCCAGGCACCCGATGCGAGCGACCTGCTCAGCCTGCTGATTGATGATGGCCTGACCGGGGCCGATCCGCGAACGGTGGTCAGGCTCCAGACCGCGCCGGAAGATATCGATCCTTTCTCTGTTGAAGCCATCAGGCTGGCAAACCCGGCCTTCGATGTGTTCATGAACCAGAAAGAAGTGCTGGATATGGCCGCCAGCGCAAAACGCCTGCCGTCGCGCCAGGCTGAGTTTGAGAACCTTGTACTAAACCGCAGGGTTGAGGCGAAAAGCCCGTTCGTGAGCCAGACCGTCTGGCACATGAATAAAGAGGAACCCGGCGAACTGGCGGGCGCTACCGTCTGGGGTGGGCTGGACCTTTCCAGTGTGTCGGACCTGACAGCGCTGGTGCTCAACACAACCCAGGGCGATGTGCACTGTAAGTTCTGGCTACCTGAGGAAGGTCTGGCGGATAAGGCACGTAATGATCGTGTGCCTTATGACATCTGGGCGAGGCAGGGCTGGCTGAACACGACACCCGGGAAAGCTATTGAGTATGCCTTTATTGCCCGGGAGCTGCGGCGCGTTTTTGATATCTGTAACGTCAGGGTACTGGCGTTCGACCGCTACAACATGCGATTTCTTCGTCCGCATCTTATCGACGCCGGTTTCACTGAGGCGGAGCTTGAGCGGTTCGTGGAATTCGGCCAGGGTTTTGTCTCCATGTCGCCTGCACTCAGGGAACTGGAAGCCAGACTGCTCGGCGCGCAGCTGAAGCATGGCAACCACCCAATCCTCGAAATGTGCGCCAAAAACGCCACGGTAATCACCGACCCCGCTGGTAACCGCAAGTTTGTTAAAGGCAAGTCGAGCGGCCGTATCGACGGCATGGTGGCGCTGGCCATGTCTATCGGCGCGCAGACCAGTGATGAGGTGGAAGATCCTGGCGACGTTAACGATTTCATTTACAACTTTTTGAGCGTTTAAAAATGGCAGATACCGATTACAGCATTGACCTGCGAACGCGATCGCCATTCTGGGCGCGCATGGCCTCTATTCTGACCGGTGGCCGCCTGGTCTCACCGGATAATGGCTCGCAGATGGCGGGCACATCAGCTCACGGCACAGTCGGGGAATCGGTGGTGAGCGATGAACGCAACATGTCGATCAGCACCGTATGGGCCTGTATCCGGCTCATCTCCACCGTAACAGCCTCGTTACCGCTGGATGTTTTTGAAACCATCGATAATCAGCGAAAGAAAGTCGGCAACCAGAACCCGCTGGCGAAGCTTCTTCGCTTCCGGCCCAACAACTTCATGACCGCGCTGGAGTTTCGCGAAGCGATGACAATGCAACTCTGCGCCTACGGCAATGCCTACGCGCATGTGGAGCGTAACAGCGTCGGCGATGTCATCAGCCTGCTTCCGCTGATGAGCGCGAATATGGATGTCCGGCTCGATGGAAAAAATGTCATATACCGGTACCGGCGCGACAGCGAGTATGTGGACTTTAAATCAAAGGAGATCTTCCACCTGAAAGGCTTCGGCTTTAACGGGCTGGTCGGGTTATCGCCGCTGGCATTCAGCGCCAAATCTGCAGGCGTGGCGATTGCTATGGAAGATAACCAGCGGGAGTTTTTCGCCAACGGTGCAAAGTCACCGCAAATCCTGATGACTGACGGCAAGGTGCTGACTAAAGAGCAGCGCGGGCAGCTGGAGGAAAACTTTAAGGAGATTGCCGGTGGCCCGGTGAGAAAACGCCTCTGGATCCTTGAGAGCGGGTTCACCTCGCAGCCTATCGGTATCTCGCCGCAGGACGCACAGATGCTTGAGGCCCGAAAGTTTCAGGTGGCAGAGCTTGCACGCTTTTATGGTGTTCCGCCGCACCTGGTTGGTGATGTTGAAAAAACAACTTCATGGGGCAGCGGCATTGAGCAGCAGAACCTCGGCTTTCTCCAGTACACCCTGAAGCCCTATCTCGATCGCTGGGAGTACAGCATAGAGCGCTGGCTGGTAAAAGAATCCGATCAGGGAAGGCTGCATGCCGAGCATAATCTTGATGGCCTTCTTCGTGGTGACTCAGCGAGCCGCGCCACCTTCATGCAAACCATGGTTAATACAGGGATCCGAACCGTTAACGAAGTGCGGCGACTGGATAATCTTCCGCCTTTGCCTGGCGGTGATGTGGCGACGCGCCAGTCGCAGAACGTACCCATTACCGACCTCGGAACAAACAAAGAGCCCCGCAATGACGGGGCTTAATTTTTATGGGGGCCACGATGCCTGAAATTCACAAGACGCTGGCGTTCGACCAGACCGAAATCAAGTTCACCGGCGACGGCAGCAAGGGAACGTTTGAAGGGTATGCCTCGGTTTTCAATAACACCGACGCCGATGGCGACATTATTTTGCCCGGCGCTTTCGCTGGTGTGGTGGCTAACCAGAACCGCAAGGTGGCGATGTTCTTCAACCACCAGACGCGAGCTATCCCGGTTGGCAAATGGGATGCCATGCACGAAGACGGGAAGGGTCTTTTTGTCCGCGGGCAGCTCACTCCGGGGTTAAGTCTGGCCGAGGATCTGAAAGCCGCCATGCAGCATGGCACGGTTGAAGGCATGTCGGTGGGTTTTTCAGTCGGACCTGACGATTACACCGTCGGCACGTCCGGCCTCATTTTTAAAAACATTTCTTACCTGCGGGAAATCAGCGTCTGCACCTTCCCGGCCAACGAGCTGGCGGGCGTAACCGCCATGAAGAGTATCGACGGTATTAAAACCATTCGTGACGCGGAGGCCTGGCTGAGGGATTCAGTCGGCCTTACGCGCGCTGAAGCGCAGGCGTTTATCGCCCGCGTGAAGTCCGCAGGCCGAAGCGAGTTCGGCGGCGGCGTCATTGACGCGCTGGAACAGCGCATATCTTCCTTTGCCGCTAACCTGCGGAACCCTTAACGGAGCAAAACATGTCTGAATTAGCATCCCTGGAAAAAGCGATCGAGAACTCCCAGAAAGAAGTGAAGGAGCTTATCGAGGAACAGCGTAAATCCATCAACCAGAACGGCGAAATCAACAAGCAACTGCAGACCGACCTGGCTAAAGCCCAGGATGAACTGAAAACCACCGGTACCCGTCTGTTCGATCTTGAGCAGAAACTGGCTGGCAACTCGCCTGAACAGACCGCCCAGAAGTCCTTTGCAGAGCGCGTGTCCGAAGACCTGATGAAAGGCTGGGATGGCTCACGCACGAAAGCGAAAGTGACCAGCTTCGACAAAGCGATCGGCTCTGGCGCTAACTCCGCTGGCGCGCTGGTTCTGCCACAGCAGCAGCCAGGTATCCTGATGCCGGGCCTGCGTCGCCTGACCGTCCGTGACCTGCTGGCACAGGGGCGCATCACCAGTAACGCGCTGGAATACGTGCGTGAAAATGTGTTCACCAACGCTGCGGCACCAGTGGCGGAAGGCACCCTCAAGCCTGAAAGTAACATCACCTTCACCAAAGAAACGGCGAACGTGAAAACCATCGCCCACTGGATCCAGGCGTCGCGCCAGATCATGGACGATGCCCCGGCGCTGCAATCCTACATCAACTCCCGCATGATGTATGGCCTTGCTCTGGTGGAAGAGAACCAGATGCTGAACGGGGATGGCACCGGTGACAACCTCCAGGGGCTGAACGTGGTGGCGACAGACTACGAAACCGCACTCAACGCGACCGGGGATACCGGTGCCGATGTTCTGGCACACGCCATCTACCAGGTGTCGCTGAGTGAGTTTGAAGCCGATGGCATCATTCTGAACCCGGCAGACTGGCACCGTATCGCGCTGCTGAAAGACGCCAACGGCAATTACATCATGGGCGGCCCGCAGGCGTTTGCCTCGAAAGTGCTGTGGGGTCTGCCGGTGGTGTCAACCACGGCGCAGACGGCAGGCAAATTCACCGTCGGCGCGTTTGGCCTGGCATCTCAGGTGTGGGACCGCATGGATGCCACCATCGAAATCAGCAACCAGGATCGCGACAACTTCGTTAAAAACATGCTGACCATTCTGTGCGAAGAGCGCCTGGCGCTGGCGCACTACCGTCCTGCAGCTATCGTCACTGGCGATGTTGCGGTTTCCTCCGGCGAATAACAGAAGGGCGCGGTCAGTAATGGCCGCGTTTAATGTATGAAAATTAAAGCTCTCCGTATGTTCTCGCATTATCACCTGGGTACGGTATCCCAGGGCGAAACCCGCGTGGTGAAGAAAGAAATCGGCGAAGCGCTGGTGAAAATGCATCTGGCTGTTGAAGTTGAATCCGGCAAGGAGAAAAGCTCTCCTCCTGAACAGCCTGAACAGCCTGAACAGCCTGAACAGCCTGAACAGCCTGAACAGCCTGAACAGCCTGAACAGCCTGAACAGCCTCAAAAATCCAAAGCTGGGGGTAAAGGTGGAAATAAGCGCGGAGCAGATGGCGCTGATAAAGACGCATCTGAGGGTTGATAGTGACTTAGAAGATTCGCTTATCGCTGCCTACGCATCGGCGGCCGTCGATTATGTTGAGCAGTTCTGCGATGGCGCGCTGGTGGAAGCCATGACGCCGACACCTGAAGACAGAGAACCTCCCCGTGAGGTTCTTTTTACTCCCGGGATCTGGGCCGCAATGCTTTTGTTGATTGGTCACTGGTATGCGAACCGTGAAGCGGCAGCGCAGAACCTTACGGAAATGCCGCTGGGCGTTGAGGCACTTCTGATGCGCCACCGTAGGTGGCACTGATGGCCTGTACAGGATGTGCCGCCCGCCGTGAGTGGCTTAAAAACTGGATGAAAATCGCCTATGAACGAGCAACAGGTAAACGAACTGCTGAAAGCGCTGGAGTCCCAGACAAAGGCGCAGAAAGACCAGACCGCCGCGATAAACCGCCTGGCGGAATCCAATGAAGCCCTGGCTGCCGTGATTTACCAGTCGATGGTCTCTGATGAGGACGACGACGGGTTACCACCGCAGACCTATCTGAGCGGTAAACCCAGGGGTTAAACATGCAGGCAGGCAAACTGAACAAGCGCGTGAAGCTACAGAAGCCTGTGAAAATGCAGAGTCCGGCCACCGGCGCGGTGGTTAATGGCTGGGCTGATGTTGCTGAACTCTGGGCTAACGTTACAGACCTTTCCGCGCGCGATTTTGTGGCCGCGCAGGCGGGGCAAAATGAGATCTCGACCCGGATCACCATCCGCTGGCGTGAAGATGTCACCAATAAACACCGTATACTTTACCGCGGACGAGTCTACGACATTCAGGGTGTGCTGGAAGACGATAAAAGTGGTCTGGAATATTTAACGCTTCCATGCTCCCGTGGGGTTAATGATGGCTGATGGCATTGATGTTCAGATCACCGGCATTGAGTCGCTGAAGCAGAAACTCAACGAGGTGAATGACGACCTGAAGCGAAAGGGCGGGCGCGCTGCGCTGCGCAAAGCAGGCAACGTTATTGTGAACCAGATTAAGGCGAACGCCCTGCGTCTGGACGATCCGAAAACGGCGCGCAGTATTGCAGATAATGCGGCGCAGCGCTGGAATGGAAGGCTGTTTAAGCAAACCGGCAACCTCGGCTTTCGGATTGGTATTCTGCAGGGGGCGAGACTCAAAAAGGATCCCAGCCTGGCCGCAGATGCACCCACACCACACTGGCGTCTGCTGGAGTTTGGTACGGAAAAAATGACACCGAAACCCCTTGTTCGCGCAGCGGCAACCTCCCGCACTCAGGAGGTGATCGCCACGTTCGCCACCGAGTATGAAAAAAGCATTGACCGGGCGCTGCGACGAGCGCGCCGAAAAGGAGGCGGATCGTGATTGCTCCCCTGTTTTCTGTGTGCGTGGCCAGTCCGGCAGTGCGGGCGCTGATTGGCGATTCGCCCGTGCGGCTTTACCCGTTCGGACAGCAGGACGATAACGTGATTTATCCCTATGTCGTCTGGCAGAACGTGAACGGCGCACCTGAGAACTATCTCGGCCAGCGCCCGGATGCAGATACCTGGTCACTGCAGGTTGATGCCTGGGCGGATACCCCGGATGAGGTGATTGCTGTGGCCGCCGCGCTGCGTGATGCCATTGAACCCCACGCACATATAACCCGCTGGGGCGGGCAGGAACGAGACCCCGAAACAAAGCGCTATCGCTATTCCTTCGATGTTGACTGGATAGTGAAGCGATAACCCTCAATACACCGGCCCGGCGCCGGTTTTTTTATGCACGGAGAAAACCATGTCTGTACTGACGCAAGGCACTCAGTTTTTTGTGCTCGCCCAGGGCGCGGTAAGTGAAATCGAATGCATCACCAGTTTTTCACCGGGTGGCAACCCGGCGGATCAGATTGAAGACACCTGCCTTTCTGAGCGAAACAGCCGCACCTATAAGGTCGGTCTGCGTACGCCCGGCCAGGCGACCGTGGGTCTGAACGCTGACCCGGAAAACGCCAGCCATATTATGCTGCACAACCTGGCGAACTCGGACGACCACGAAGAACTGACGTTTGCGGTGGGCTGGTCTGACGGCACTGCATCTCCGACGGCAGCCGCCCAGGGTGCAGCAGGTTCAGTGGATGGCCTGACGCTACCGGAAAGCCGCACCTGGTTTATTTTTCGCGGCTATGTCTCTGACTTCCCGTTTGACTTCTCCGCCAATACGGTGGTGACCACTTCAGCAACCATCCAGCGTTCAGGCGGATCGGTCTGGGTACCTAAGGCGGGTGATTAATGAAACTGACTCTCGATGCACTTAAACAGGCCGGGGCATTCACCGGTCGCCCGGTAGAAAAGCAGATCACCTGGCGCCAGGGCGAGGAGGAGTTCAGCGCTACTGTCTTTGTTCGCCCGCTGGGCTATCACTCGGCGATGACGGATGTGATGGCGGCAAACGGGCGCGTGGATGGCGTGGCAGGACGGATCGCCGCGTCCGTCTGCGATGAGAACGGGAAACCGGTATTCACCCCGGCGGACATTACCGGCGAGGCGGACCCGGAACGCGGTGCGCTGGATGGTGCGCTCACTATCGCTCTGCTGTTAGCCATCCAGGAGGTTAACGATCTGGGAAAGATGAACTCAGCGCCGACGATGAATTCTGGTGCGAACTCGTCCTGAATGGTATAGGCGGGCATACCATCGCCCAGGCTCAGGAAGTTCTCAGTTTCCGGGAATTTCAGATATGGGTGAAATACCGTGAGCGTTACGGGAGCCTCAATCCGATGCTTCGCACGGAATGGGCTGGCGGGATGATCTCCAGCACTATCGCCAACGTGAACCGTGGTAAAGACGCACCGCCTTTCAGCGTCACTGATTTCACCCTTCACTTTACCAAAACAACGGCCACCACAGACCCCGTCACGCTTGATGAGGCTAAGCGGACCTGGTTTTAAACACTCACGGAGACGGTATGGCAGCCAGATCACTTGGAACCCTGACTATTGACCTGATTGCCAATATCGGGGGCTTCGCGGCGGGCCTTAACCGGGCGGAGCGGCAGTCTCAAAAATGGCGCCGTCAGGTACAGGAGGATGTCCGTCTTGCCGGTGCCGCACTGGGGTCGATGGCAACCATCGCGGCCGCAGCAGCGGTATCTGCAGGCGTGGCAGGTATTAACCTATTAAAAACCATATCAAAGCAGATCGCTGAAACTGACAGGCTCGCCAAATTCCTGCGTATGTCCACACAGGACTTACTGGCCTGGCAGTTCGCCTCCCAGAAAGCTGGCGTGTCAGGCGAACAAATGGCCGACATCTTCAAGGATATCGGCGACAAGATTGGTGATGCGGTTCTTAACCAGTCGGGTGAGGCCGTCGATGCGCTGAATGCTCTCGGCCTGTCAGCGAAGAAGTTGTCCACGGAAACGCCCGACCGACAACTGCTGGCAATCGCCGGGGCGCTGGAAAAGGTAGGTACTAACGCCGAAAAGATCACCATACTCGAAAGCCTGGGCAACGACCTCTCAAAACTGTTGCCGCTTTTCGATAACAACAGCCAGAAGCTTCAGCAGTTTCTTAAGCTGTCACGGCAATACGGCGTAGCGCCGGATCCCCAGTCCATTGATGATCTGGTCAAAGTAAACTCACTTTTTGAGGATATGGAGACCCAGGCGCAGGGATTAAAACTCGAAATAGCAACAGGTCTGGCGCGTGTGGACCTTTCACCCTTACAGGCCGGACTGAGTGATTTGCGGGCAGTATTCACCGATCCTAAAGTCCTGCAGGGACTGGCAGATATGGTAGGAGGAATTGCTTCCCTTGTCGGCTGGCTGGGCAAAGCCGCGTCATCGCTGGGTAGCCTTATTGATAATTATCAGGGCGGGCAAAAATTATCCGCGAACGCCTCGTTGTTTGAAGTTGAACGGCGGATCAGAAACCTTGAAGCCGATCTGAATGACGAAGGTTTCCTGGCGGGTGTTAATCGCCTCGGCATGGATACGGAAGGGAAGCAGAAGGAGCTGAACGAACTACTGGCGCAGCGTACGCGCCTAAAGTCGATTGCTGCAGCGGCGCCTGTTATTTCCTCCGCAACATCTCCTGTTACCGCCTCAGGTAATTACACCCTCGCACCAGGCGAGTCCAACGGAAAAGTGCCCCCTGACACGAGTGCCAAAAAGCTGGAAAGCGCCTTCAAATCCATGGAGCTGGGCTACCTGCGCCAGATTGCACTGATCGACACCATCGGCCAGAAAACAGCAGAGGTGACCGAGCAGCAGAAACTTCAGTTTGATCTGGCGGAGGGAAAGCTCACCGATATTAACGACGCCCAAAAAGTCCGGCTACAGCAACTGGCTCAGGAAGTGGACCGTCTGAATCAGCTTAAAAAAGCCAATGAAGAAAACGCGAAAGTGGCGGCGTTTATCGCAGGCCTGCAGGCGCAGAACAATAATGCCCGCGCGGATTTGAGCGTGGATATTCAGGGGGCCGGAATCGGCAATAAACAGCGTGAACGGCTCAGGGAACGACTGGGTATCGAGCGAGACTATCTCGACCAGCAGCGGGAGCTTCAAAAGCAGTATCAGGCTGGTGATATCAGCCTGACGGTTTACGAACGGGAAACGCAGGCTTTAAAGGATGCGCAGGCTGAAAGGCTGGAAATCCAGGAGGATTACTACAAACAAATTGATGCGCTACAGGCTGACTGGATAACCGGTGCGCGGGACGGCCTTGCCGACTGGGTTGATGATTCCACGAACTATGCAGCGCTGGCGGCCGACGCCATGCAAAGCGTGCTATCAGGTATCAGCAGCAACATCGTTGACATGCTCAACGGCAACAAAGCGAGCTGGAAAGACTGGGGCATCAGTGTCATGAAAGTCATTGAACAGGTAATGGTGAACATGATGATCGCCAACGCGGCCAGCTCCATCGGTTCGCTGTTTGGCGGCGCTGCCTCGTCTTCCGCAGGCAGCGGCACCGCGCTTCAGTCATACGGGGCAAATCTGCAGTTCAACGCCAAAGGTGGTGTTTACTCTTCAGCAGATCTGAGCCAGTACAGTAATTCTGTCGTGAGTTCCCCCACAATGTTTGCGTTTGCCAAAGGTGCCGGACTGATGGGGGAGGCAGGGCCGGAAGCCATCATGCCGCTTACCCGCGCTGCCGATGGTTCTCTGGGCGTACGCGCTGTCGGAAATGGCGGCATTACGCCGGGCGGCGGTGGCGCGCCGCAGGTCAATATCCGTATTGATGGTAACGGCAACACCCAGACGCAGGCGAGCGGGGGTTATGAGCAGTTCGGGCGTGAAGTGGGCAACTTTGTCGATCGGCGTTACCGCGAGCTGATTGGCCGTGATATGTCCCCGGGTGGCGCGCTCTGGAATCTGGCAAAAGGAGGTCGCTGATGGCTCTTGAAACGTTCAGCTGGTGTCCACGAATCAATGCGGAACAGGAGGTAAATTTTCGCCGTCGTACCGCGCAGTTTGGTGACGGTTACCAGCAGGTGTCCGGGGACGGGATTAATCCCCGGTCGCAAAAGTGGAATCTTCAGTTCACCGGTACCGAAGCGTACATCGGGGCGATTAAAGCCTTTCTCGATCGCCATCAGGGTGTGAAGGCATTTCAGTGGCACCCGCCACTTGAGCCAATGGGGTTATATCGTTGCGACACCTACACTCCGACTTCGCTGGGCGCCGGACTCTTCAACCTTTCTGCAACTTTTGAGCAGGCTTATAAACCATGAGCTTAAACAGTGATTACCAGAAACTTGAGCCGGGCAATGAGGTTCGGCTTTTTTCTGTAGATGGCACGGCGTTCGGTACCGGAGACGTGCTGCGTTTCCACAGCTACAACGTTCCGCATACAGAAGCAGAGATTGTGACCGCTGGTGGTGATGAATCGAAACTACCCGCCAAAAGCATCTGGTGGCAGGGGCAGGAATATAAAGCATGGCCGTGCCAGATTGAAGGGGTCGAAGCGTCAACCAGCGGCAGCAGCGCACAACCGAAATTATCGGTCGCTAACCTGGACGGCTCTGTCACCGCACTATGCCTGGCGTATGACGACCTGCTTCAGGCTAAAGTGACGATTCACGACACACTGGCCCAGTACCTTGATGCACGTAATTTCGCCGGAGGAAACCCGGCGGCAGACGCCACGCAGGAAAAGCTGCAGGTCTGGTATATCGACGCAAAAACGTCTGAAACAAACGAAGTGGTGGAGTTCGCGTTATCCAGCCCGATGGATCTGCAGGGCCTGATGATACCGACACGCCAGCTCCATTCTCTTTGCACCTGGTGCATTCGTAATAAATACCGTACCGGTGATGGTTGCGATTACGCCGGGTCCCGCTATTTCGATAAAAACAACAATCCGGTCAGTGATCCTTCTCTGGACGAATGCAACGGCACTCTTTCTGCCTGCAAACTTCGGTTCGGTGAAAATAACGAACTCTCATTCGGCGGTTTCCCAGGCACCTCTTTGATCAGGAGTTAACATGCGTAAAAAGACTGTCACGGCCATCATGGCGCACGCTGCGGAAGAATATCCGCGCGAGTGCTGCGGCGTGGTAGCGCAGAAGAGCAGGGTAGAGCGATATTTTCCCTGCCGTAATCTGGCCACGGCTCCAGAGGACAATTTTGTCCTTTGCCCGGAAGACTACGCCACCGCCGAAGAATGGGGACCCGTGACCGCCATCGTTCACAGCCACCCCGATGCAACCACCCAGCCTAGCGAAATGGATAAGGCACAGTGTGATCTCAACGGGCTACCCTGGCACATCGTCAGCTGGCCGGAAGGTGACTTACGTACCATCTTACCGCGGGGAGAGATCCCCCTCATAGAGCGGCCTTTCGTCCTGGGCGTGTACGATTGCTGGGGGCTGGTGATGAGCTATTTCAGGCAGACGCACGGCATCAAGCTGCATGACTACAGGGTGAATTATCCCTGGTGGGAGGACGAGTACGCGGATAACTTCTACCAGGAATGCTGGTATGAATGCGGGTTCCGTGAGTTCGACGGGCCACCACAGCCTGGTGATATGGTGATCATGCAGGTTCAGGCTAATAAGTGGAATCACGCAGGCATCCTGCTGGAAGGCAATATGCTTCTGCACCATCTGTACGGACATCTGAGCCAGCGCGTGCCCTATGGAGGCTATTGGCAGGACAGAACGATGAAGGTTCTGCGTTACAAATCTCTGTGCTAACCTTTCGAAAAACGAAAGGAGATAGGGATATGAAAAAGGCTTTGCTGCTTATATTCGCTTTAGGCATTGCTGGCTGCTCAACCACGGCGGTTAATTCTAATACTGCCAGGCAGGTACCTTCGGAACGTGTATTGATGAAAGGGTCTGGTGACTCAGTAATTAGCATTACACGTGATAAAGGATGGTTTGCTGGGGGCGGATGCTTCGTCGAAGTGATTGTTGATGGAAAATCCTACGCCAGAATTGACACGGGTGAAACAATCGATATTAACGTCGCTCCTGGTCGCCATATTCTAGGAATATCCGGTGACTCAAAAGGCAAAGGGTTATGCGCAATGCAAGTGGGACAGCCTATAAAAGAAACCTCTACACAAATTAACAGTAAAGAGCACCAGAAATTTAGAATTACTGGTGATACCAATTCAGGTTTAGATATCAGACCAACGATGCTCTAAACCTTCCGCATTAATGATTAGCCACCTTTAGGTGGCTTTTTTATTGGTGAATACATGCAAGAAATCATGGCGAAAATAGAGCTTAGCGGGGTGTTGGGTAAACAATTTGGTAAAATTCACAACAGGTTAGTCACAACAAGTTCAGAAATTATTAAGGCACTTTGCTGCACAATCGATGGTTTTGAAAAATATCTAAATACTAGTAAACAGCGCGGTTTAACGTATGCCATATTTCGTGGTAAGAAAAACATTGGCTTAGATGATTTGGGCTTTCCGGTAACAGAAGATGTTTTCCGCATAGTGCCCGTAGTAATTGGCAGTAAAAAAGCAGGTCTGCTGCAAACTATTTTAGGCGCCGTCCTGGTAGTTGCTGGATATGCACTATCTGGTTTTACTGGAGGGGCCAGTATGGCATTGGTCGCTCCAGGTGTTGCATTAATGGCTGGTGGTGTGATTCAGATGCTTTCCCCTCAGCCTTCCGGTTTAGCCAGTAAGCAGGATGCCGATAACCGGGCCTCATATGCGTTCGGCGGCGTAACGAACACCGCAGCACAGGGTTATCCGGTTCCCCTGCTTTACGGACGTCGGCGCATCGGCGGCGCGATCATCTCCGCA